ACAGACAGAAGAACAGAAGAACAGACAGCGCGGGCAATGCAGCGCAAAGAAACAGGGACAAAAGAGATAGCGAGGCGAAAGAAATACACCGCAAAGAAACAGACAGAGAAGAAACAGACACAGCAAAGAGATAGAAGCGCAAAGATACAGATACAGCGCGCACCCACATAGAAGCTGCCAGACGCTGCAAAGCACTGCTGAACATGCGCTAGGATGCTCAGAACTGCGGCGCTGGCTGGATGATCTGCTAGTGCAGCGGAAACACGGCAGTGCCGCGCGGCAGAGGCACCACGGGGGAAACTCAGAGCGCCACGGGTCGGGAGGGTGTCTCGCATGAGCGCATCAAATTTCGATGCTACTAAGTACTCGCAGAATAGTCCCTGAACTACTGGAACCTACCTGCACAGCACACAACACGAGACACCCTTGTACATCACAGGCCCTTGAACAGCTTCTCGATACCGTCGAAGAACTTGTCGATGCAGATAGCTGCCAGAACACCGGCACCCATCAGCAACGCACCGATGAACACTGAACCCATCGCTACATCAAAGCACCTCATGTTGCACCCTCCCTAAGTGTTAGGTGGAGGGCCGAAGCCCTCCTGTGGCATTACGCTTCGATTGCAGTGAGTGCTGCTTGCACAGCATCGACAGCCGCCTGTACTTCAGCCTCAGTGAAGCGACCAGGCTTAGTGGGAGTAGCCGAGCCGTCGTTGTACTGGCGCAGGCATACTTCGAGATTTGTAACAGCACCATATGCGGTGCGGAGTTCAGCTTGGGTTGCGGTGGTAGAAATAACCATGATTCAGTCCTCTTTCAAGATACGTTCGGTAAGAGCAGCCGAACACTGCTTGCGCAAGATCACGCACTCCGAGTAAGCCTCGGTAATTTCATACACGTAGTCCCATACCTCAACGGCATTGGGAATACTCCTGCACTCAATCGTGCAGGATTGCGGCGGCTGCTGTACGCTCGTTAAGCTCGTCGATGGTGCGGTTGAGCACGCGCAGGCGCTCAACATCAGACTCGACAGCACAGCCAGTTTTAGCATTTGCAGTTTTGACAGCACTTGTTTCCTTCCTCGCTATGGCCACCGTGCGACGCACAGAATCGACCGCAGCGGCTCGCGCCTGTGTTTGTGCAACATCGGTACGCACCGCTTGCTTGCGCTCGACCACGGCCTCAGAAACGGCGTCTGTGGCGGCTTCCAGCGCAGCGCCATGTACCCTGGAGTTCCCGTACATCCGGATACCCCACGCTACGATAGCGAAGATCAATGCAAATCCGAGAACCCATTTAAGAACCTTACCGGTCACATCAAGTTAAACTCCATAGTTGTGCAGAGGGGATTGAAATTACAGCGAGCCGTAGCCGACAAGCGCCCAGGCCGAGCCGTCAAACTCAACATCGCACCACTGCCCGGCAGCGGACAATGCTTTCAGCGGACCAGTGCCGACGTTGAGATTAAAAGCACCGGCAGCCGCAGCGGTTCGCACAATGCGGAAACGGTCGCCGGCTTTTGCCCCGGTAGTCGAAAGCGTAACGGCGCGGTCGGCTGTGAGCACAGAAGTCCATTTCTGCGTTGTGGCACTTGAGCCAACCGTAAGCGTTGCTGCCGCATCGCCATTCGACTTGCTGCCGATAGCCAATGCCCGACCCTTAAAGCCCGGAATAGACTCGAGCGGCGTGCTGTTGTACACGGTGCTGAAAACATTGTCGCCGGTTATGGTAATTCCGGAATTCGTCCCGAGCACAACGATGTCAGTCGTGTTGCCCGTCGCCTTGATCGACCCGAACGAGCAATCGGTACAGTTGTTGTAGCGAAGACCGTTGTAGTTGCTTTCCGACCGGAGATAGCCGCAGCGGTGCCGAGTTGCGCTGCTCAGATACACGCCGAATCCGGAGCCACCCGCGTTATCGTGGGAGTAGATGTAATCCGCGACAACATCCGTCGCGCCATTTGCGATGTATCCCTGCGTCCCATTCGAATAGACTTCGACATCGCCAACACGAGAGCCGCTTGCCCCTGCGCCTTCAATGTTCAAACCGGAAAGCGTATTGCTGTAAGAGACTGTTTTTTCGATCTGCACGGGAACAATTGCTTTAGCGCCATCGCGCGTGTTGCTGTACGCCTTGAGTTTCCCGACGGAAACGCCCGACGAACCCGTTGAGACATACAGCCCGTGACCGGAAAAATGGTGCGACGTAAGTTCGTTGTACCGAACGCCTGAAACGTTCCACGTAATCACCCCGGAACAATCAGCCTGTAAAATGCCGGTTCCGTCAATCGTTGCCTTGACAACCGTCAGATTGGAATCGTAGGAATGCTGCACGGCATGCGAAGTGCCAGTGTATCCACCAGACAAAACGATTTCGCCGATGGTGACGTTTTTAGTCCGAGAAGTTGAAAGAAGCGGAACAGCAGCGCCGTTCTTCGCCGTTAGCTTGCCGATGTGGATATTTTCCGGGTAGTGATCGGCGTCAATCGTGGTGTTCAGATCGATGCCTACACCATAGGTGACGGTCGCGCTATCCAGTTGGATTTCGCCGATGGTCATGTTTTTCGAACCGAAGTACAGATGCACTCCACGGGTGCCGCCCTCGGTGGTCTGATTCGCGTAGCTTGCGGAGACTTCCGTAATCCGGATTTTCTCGACATTCACGCCATCGCAGTAATACGACCCGACACGAACAGTCGATGCAACAGTGCCAATAACCTTGACGTTTTTGACCGTTGCAAGAGCCGGCGCGCCATCCGTTTCCGGCCCGACGCCGATAGCCAGGTGAACAACACCGTCAATGACCGCGCCTTCTTCGAAAATGAAGGTGCGATTAGAGCGGCGGTTGTTGAAATAGGCTTTGTAAACACCATTCGGGAAATAGATACAGTCAATGCCAGATGCGAGAAGCGCATCAAGTTTTGCCTGATCGTCAGTAATCCCGTCGCCTTTCAGGCCGTAAGCCTTGGCATTCGCCACCGAAATATCACCGTATTTAATCACCCCGGTGCCAGGATCAACCGTACTATAAATAGTTGATACGCTCTGCGCTGTTCGGCATGCACGTAGACGCGCCTCCTGCATAACGTCGTCAATCTCAATGGGCACCTGTAACGCATTTACGCCTAATGATACATCATCAACAACATCGGCATCCAGCATCGTCTGTAGATGCGCAACACCTTCGATACTCACAACCCGCTGAGTCAACTTGCTCGCGTATTCCAAATCAATATTCATAGTCAATCCTCAACATCCAGTTATAAACAAAATCCGCTCAGCCTGTCGCCGCTTGGATAGCCCGCGAAGGCGTTGCCCGCCCGCGTAGTCCCATCGGAGGAACTCGTCTGCTGCCTCGGTACATCGACCAGCGTTCAGGCGCACCAGCAGCGTGCTACGCATGAATGCGCCCTCCCCGATATTGAACACCAGCGACAGCAGCGCGTCGTACTGCTCCTGCGTCACCGGGACGGTTACACCCCGCTTCAGCGCAGCACCGGCCCGTGAGGTATCCTCCTGAAGCCGTACAGCGCACTCTGCGTCAGAGGCAACCTGCCCTATGCGGACGTGCCGAGTGCTCCCTGTGCAGATCGTAGGCACCCCTACGCTGTCCAAGTACGCGACGTTCTTTGTGCCTTCCAGACTCTGTATGAAAACCGTGCCAGCCAGCGATAGCGCCAGCACGGCTACAGAGAACTTCGACTTAGCGCCCACTCTTCTCAAGGAGCTTGAACTCCTTGCGCTTGTAGTACCAGTTCACGAAGAACGTACCAAGGCCAGTACCGATACCTACGGCCCATGCGATGTCGTTCTGAGTAAGACCGCCAAACAGTGACGTGAAGATGCTGCCAGTGTAAGCGGCGTTGCTCGCATATCTCTCCATGATGCTTCTCATTTTCTCCCGCGCCTCCCAAGGACGATACCCCGAGTTCCTGCGCTAATACGTTTAGAACCCACGGAGTACCCCATAGGATTAGATAGGAATGCCTGCTGCTCGACGATGGCACGCTGAGCAGCGGCCTTGTTTTCATCGAGAGCGAGCACGTTCTTGAACTCACGTACAACACCAGCCACTGCCTCAAGGCGGTCATCGTGCGTCAGGGAGTTCCTGTCCGTCGTGATGTTCGCCATCTGATACCACAAGCTGTACTGCACACGCGCTTCCTGACTGTGTTGCTTGCAGTACTCGATGTCGCTTTCAAACACACGGGTATGCACGATAACACGGTGACGCTGCATGGGCGAAACAAGCGAGTCAATGATCCGCCGTTCCTTCTGCCCTGAACTGTATTCGCCACAAACAGCGACATGACCAAGACCGAACTTCTGGAGAATCGCCAGCAAGTTAATCTCGAATAGGCCATGTCCCATATTGGACTCTACCTTGATGCGCGTAACCTTCGAGCGGGCAACGACAGCAGTAATACGCTCTTCGTTCTCCACGCACAGACCACCTTTGATACCACCGACGTCTAGGATATGCACGTACGGGCCGAGAGAGCACCCGATAGCATACCCGATTTCGTCAGCCCCACCACCAGCCGGGTCAATGAACATGAACACGTCTTGAGGGGTAGGTCGGTACTGGCAATCCACAGGAACTGCGTAGTACATCTTCGCAAGGGTTACAGGGAAGTCAGCCGGAATTTCTAGCTGGAACTTCGGTGCAGCCTGCCACACGATAATCTCTGGCAGCATGTCAGGTGCGAAGTTAGCGACGATGAGGTCGCTCAGTCGGAGTTGTTGCCTCTGAGCATCAACAAGGGAAGTGTCCAGCATGTACTGCAACTGGAAGTCTTCTGGCCCTTTGTCGAGTTCTTTCTCGATGAGGGCTTCCTCGGTGTAGCGTTCAGGGTCGGTAGGCTTTCCGCGAGTGCCGTCGATACCACCGCCTCGCTGGACGGATGGGTCTGCTTTAATGCGCTCCGCAATGTACGGGGCCAGTCTATCGCCGTATTTCTCAAGTTCTTCCTCAGTCGGATAGCGGCCCGGCCAGATGCGAATTGTGTATCCGCGACCTTGCAGCGTGTTGTAAATACTGTCCTTCGACTGAGGCGTGCCAAGGTACAGGATGTCGCCGTGCGTACAGATCGAACTGAACTCCTTCGACAAGTGCAGAAGCAATTGCCGTTGCGTTACAGTCAGACCATTCTTATTTGTCTCGATGTCATCTGGGATGAGCAGATCAGCCCGCTTACCAGGAAGGTTAGACGTGATGCCTACACACGCCACACTTGGAGACTTGTCCAGACCCTTCAGTGCGTAATGCACATCGAAGGCTTCTGTACTAGTTCTATCACCAGCCTGACGGTCAGGTCGCAGACATTCTAGAATCTCCCACGTCATGATCAAACGGACCACAAGTGTTGCGACTTCCGATGCTTGCTTCTCACCACCAGACACGATTAGAACACGGGTGCTTGGGCGTTGGATAATCCGCCACACTGCGTACAGTGCAGCCAGAGTACTCTTCGCCTCACCCCGCTGGGCCATGACCATCCGCAGACGCGGGCCATTCTGCATAAACTCAGAAATGTCCCGCTGTTCCGCAGTAAGGTCAAAGCCGAGAAAGGCCATCCCGTCTTCCGCAAAGTCCTCAAACTTTTCGTACTGCTCCGCCAAGAGCGCAACGTGCGAAAACCGGGAACGGATGTCCATTAGCCTTGCATAGCCTCAAGATCAGCCGTAGCCAGAGCCACAACGTTCGACCCAGTACGACGACGCTTAGCTTGATCGGCGAGCTTATCGCGGAGCTTACTAAGATCGTCAGAGTCGGCAGGGTCAGCCGTCACTGCATTGTCCTTCAAGAACTTGATCGCAGCACCTAACGTAGCCGCATCCGTTGGGATGTTGTCGTCGATGTCTTGCGAAATGCGCTGGTTAAGGGACTGAGCAATGAGCCTATGAAGCTCCTGCAACTCCCCCAGCGTAGCTGCTTGCTTTGCCATGTTTCACCTGTATTTAATTGATACCGCACCACTGGCGAAGTTGCCAGCACTTACCAGCATAACTTTTACGCGGTCCAGAGCGCCGCCAACATCGACATCACCTGCACCTACGTATGGGATGCCGGACACAATACCGTTTGCTGTAGCCACCCACACGTTACTTGCATTGCTAAGCCGAGTGATACGCATGACGCCAGTGTAGGCAGCAGTACCAGCAGCCGCAGCGGTAACAGCGAATCCTGTAGTTAAGTCAGCGCCGCCTGCCCAGCCGGCAGCCCCAAAATAACCGGATGTAACGTACGCACCGCTACCGACCTGTACCTGAATGTAATTGCTCGCGGCAGGGATAGCAGAGCGCAGTACAATGGTAATCTCGGTGGCCCACGAAGGGATACCTGTAAGTGCAAACGTATCGATACTTCCCAAGCTACCAGATGCCTCACTAGGCACTTGGGCCAGCTTGGCTGGCGTGACTACACCGTTGGCGATTTTTGCAGTGGAGCTAACTGCTCCGTCTGCAATAGTATTTGCAAGGTCGGCTGTCGTAGCGTTATCTGCATTAACCGTATGCGTAGCTTCCGCAGCAGTGCCTGAGATGTCAATGGCCCACTCCCCAATAGCATTCGTACCATCACGTTGTGCCAGATTCGCAGCATTCACAGACGCTGCTGAATTAGCAGCCTCAACAGCCGACGCTTCAGCAGCGTCACGCGCAGCCTCGCACTGCCCACGATACACAAGAATCTGTGCGTCATGTGGCGTGAATGAACGCAGATTAACTGCGTCCATCGGATTAACAGGATCACCAACGTTGGTCATCTTGTATCCGTGCATGTTCAGGTTCGTGAAGACTTCCTCGATGGTAGCGTTCTCCTTAGCCTCCTGAGCGATGTGCAAGTTCTGCAACAGCACTTCATCCAGAGTAGCTTCAGTGAAAGCCGCGCCTGCGTTGAACAGGTGGCGAGGTTCAGAGATGTCGGTAGTACGCTTTACCAGTACCTCGATACCAATAGGAACAGCCGGCGAGAACGCCAACTGGTTATCCGTAGTGCCCACCCAGTTCCACGGGTACGCATCTTGCACGCTGTTGAAATACACCGTAATCTCTTCGCGTTCGAAGTACTCGATGTTGATGTCCAACAGCGCGAGCGAACCGTCACTGACGGCCCGCTGCGTGCTATAACTCATATGTTAATCCTTCAATCGTTCAGAAATTGCGCGGAACCACGGGGCGCTTGCAGCCACAGGGAAGAGTGTCATTGCCGAGCTACCGAACTTAGCAGCATCGCCGTTAAGCGCAGCTTGCCCAGTCTTAATACCCCGATCCACTGCCATAAGTGCCGGAGCACCCACAGCGTTCGATTGACCTGTAGCCCACTTCACAGGTTCAGTGAGTAAGCCAAGGCCACCCATCTGCCCTATAGCGTGCGTGATCATATCCTTCTCGCTGAGCGCACCATCCCCCTTGATACCGGCCTGTGCCTGCACTGCAAGCATAGTGAGCGGCATCTGGTATAGCAGCGTCAGTCCAACTGCACCCGCACCAGACCGAGCCATGTTACCAGCAAGAATCTTGTTGTGCGCAGCAAGTACAAACGAGCGGTACGAGAAGATGAACTTACCTGTAGGGTCGAACACAGCGAATGCCGGAAGATCACCAAGCCGAGCATGTAGCACGGACTCGTCCATCATCTTACCGAATGCCGGACGCACGGATTCCCATAGAGCGTCATCCCAAGAATCCACGGCATAGCCGTGCTTGGACATGGCGGTCTTGAGTTTGTTCATAACCTGTGCGTCTAATCCGTACTTTTGCATCGCGGCCAACGCTTTGGCATCACCAGCGGCTGCTTTCTCCAGTCGGTCGATGATCAGATTCGATACAAGGTTCGCTTGTGCGCTGTGGATGAACTTCATCCCGTTTGCGTACGGGACAAGCATCCCAGCCTGCTGCATACTCAACTGAGCACCGGACATTGCGTCCATCTCGAAACCATCCTCGAAGCGGTGCAGGTACGGGCGCAGCCGCAGATTCGCCGTGGAGTGATTCGTCAGTATGTTCTTCAACGAACGTGCATCTGCCTGATTGCTCGCAGCAGACATCACCTTGCTGAACCCCGGAAACTCCTTAGTCGCGTACTTAAGCGTCTTCAGCAGACCGAACTCAGCAGTAGCGGTAGCGAACTCAGTAGCCTGCCACAAACCAGACCAAGGTAGTGCAACCAGCCGCGTGAACATCTGAACGTTCCGCATAGTCTCGTTCATACGCACACCAGCAGGCAAGCCCTTCCAATGGTTGATCGTGTCATCGAACAGTTGCTTCGCAGCATAACGGTCCTTGTGCGGAATACCGTGCATAAGCTCTGCACGCAGTTCCTCGATGGCACTGAGCTTACCGAAGCCCTTCTTAGCGAAGGCAACCTGTGTTGCTGTTCCAGAGATGTACTGATCCACAATCCCAGTCAAGCGGTTGTCAATCAGGTCAGTGACACGCACCGTATCGTTACCGACACGCATGGCGACCTTGTAGTCCAGATCAACACGGTGCTTCATGAAGCTCGCCTTACCGGCGTCATCACTCTGCACACGCATCACATCAAGGGCGCGTTCAATGTCGTTGTGCGGCATCCCTGCTTCTTTCATGATGTCCCTGAGTTGTTTCAGAGTACCCTCACCAGCAGGTGCATTGAACACCGCATCCTCGAAGTAACCCTTACGCAACGCACGATCCACGATGGCAGCACCAATCTGGTCAGAGATACGCTTCTCCCAGTTGTTGCCACGACGCAGTGACGCACTTACCAGACCTTGCACCTTCTTCAATGCCTGCTCGCGGCTAAGCCCAGTACCCATGAGTTTGTCAAGGACATCCTCAGTGTGTTTGCTCGACCACTTGCGGCTGAAGTAACCCATACGCTTCTCTACAGCCTCAGCACCTTCAACACCAGACTTCTTAAGTTGCCCAAGTGCATGGTCGTGCAACTCCTGTAGATTGTCTGCCATCTTGCGGATACGCTCCGGAACATTCGGATCAATCACCAGACCACCAGTACGTTCAGCCTGCTCCCTGCGGAACATCTCGTTACGTACATCACTCTCGATCTTGGACTGTACCTGCGCAGACTTGCGCGGACTCCACATCTGCTCGAACGTACCATGACCGTCTTCTGCCATAGCAGCACGCAGGCCATTCTCGTATTTCACTTGGAATGCTCGGAGTTCCGAGCGCACGATAGCACGGTGCGACTCAATCGACTGCATGCTCAGGTTAGCATTGTTGTCATACATCAAGTCAGCGAGCTTCTTGCCAACGGGGCCGTAGCTGCTCATGGTCTTGTGTGTATTCCACATAAGTTTGTTACCGAACGACGCAGAGCGGCTAAGCTCCTTATCGACGGCATCCACTACAGCGGCAGCATCGGTATTTACAGCATGCGGTTGTAGCTCCTTCGGGACTTCCTCCCATACTGCATCCTTGACCTTGGTCTTGATGCTAGGCTGCTCTATCATCTCCCACGTACCGTCAAGCTTCATAACAGCACGCGGCTTGACAGGCGTTTCAGTGAAGACTGTAGGGCTGACCATACGCATCTTCGGCTTAGTCGGTGGATTGATAGTCTCGGCAATGATGGCGTCCATCTTTGCAGCTGGGAAGTCTGGATCAGCCTTGACCAGTCCCTTGCCCGGTCGGTACAGCGTAGCAGTTACACCAGCACTGATGATAAACGCTGTCGCAATCTCCGCATCACTCTTCGGACCTTCACCAAGCGCCGTAGCACTAGCTAATATTGCACCAGATGCGACTGAGTTAGTCACACGACCTGCGCGGCCTGCCAACTGACCTATCTTAATGGTCGGCGGGATCACAGCCCACACCGGGTCCAGCATCGGTACGGTAGCGGCCAGTACTTCATGGTCGCCAAGTACCGCATACGCAGCGCGCTTAGCCTTAACCTGCTCCACAGCGTACGGTGCGGACTTACTGCCCTTACCTACCTGCATGATGTACGCTCGCTCGTCTTCGTCCGGTACAATATCGAGGTGATCCAGGAACTCAGTCATGTTGTACGGCGTCTCACCTTGGAACGACGGACGCGCTGCACGTGTAAGCAGCTTGTACGTGTAGAACTGCGTTACAGCAGCGCCGGTAGCCTCCAGCATACTGGACTTGGGCCGCAAGGCAAGCGCCTCGCGTTGTGCCCGAGCCTCGGTGATACCGGGCTGCCCAGCCAGCGCGGCATCAGTAAAGGGAACTGACTTAGCAGGCTCTGCTGGGGTAGTACTGGTAGTGCTGCGCCCTGACAGGCCGGGAACAGGTACTACCTCCGAACCAAACAGTCCGGTGATTTGAGTGCTTTCAGTCATGTTTAACCTTTCATTGCGTTTCTGAGAAGAGTCTCATAGTGGGATTGCCTACGGCTCACTTTGTCCGACTTCGGATCGCGGCTGTGGTACCAAGCAGACGTGCGCTTCAATGCAGCAACAGCAGCCTCCGTGTCACCTGATCGTGCCGCATCTACCATCTTGCGGTACATCTCCCCAGTGTCGTTCTTCTGCGTGATGAAGCTAGTACCGGCCTGATACCCGAACTCAGAGAACAACAGGAACCAGTTACGGCCCTGCAATCCGCTGGCCTTCATGGCAGCAGAACCTGCGATGGCTGCGTCATTACTAGCACCGATGAACGAATCAGTGAGCGCCTTGTTGCTGAACTTGCCATCCGGTCCAGGTTGTGGGTAATGCTTATTATGCGAGCTTACACCAACACCAACCGTCTGCACATGCTTACCATCCACCACCTTACCCGACAGGTCGTCATACGGTGCGCTCTTGATACCCTCGTTCTTGATGAGGTTACTACGGAAGTCGAACGCCCAAGATTCAGGAACAGCGGCAGTGTTCTGCCCGTTGTATGAAATCTCTACGCCGTCAGCCACAACGCGCTTACCCTGCCCATGCACCTCCTGCTGCTTAGCGCCGCGCTCAGTATCGAGGATACTAATTGCAGACTTCACATCTTGCGGAGTGATAGGCATGGCTTGCCCAATAGCGCGACCGTTCTTGTCGAACTCATGCGCCTTCACGTTACCTTGATCCCAATACACACGCCACCGCGAATCAGCCTTGGTTTCCTTCAGGATCATGTCGATAGCTTCACCGACAACAGCCTGATTACCCGGACCAACGCCGAATGCTTTACCAAGGTCGGTATTGCGCGGCATGAACAGCACGCCCTGTGAGGTACGGATAGTACGGCTCGCCAGATTGGATTGCGCATTGCTGAGCACTTGGTCAGGCGTTGCGCTTGGCTTTGTGAGCATTACATGGCCCGCTTCCTCACGGAGAGCAGAGCGCATGCGGTCCTCATAGAACTGTACCGTGTCGCTATCGCTGAACCAACCATCACGACTACCCATGAAGTTCGTAGGAGTCGTGGCGAGCTTTGTAGCCGCGCCATGCGGATTCCACAGCTTGGACACTTGGATACCGGCAGTCTCCCAAAAGCCGCGAGAGTCCATTCCGTCGATAGCTTTGCTAACCTCAGTGCTGTTACGTTGAGATTGTGCAGCCTTGATAGACGGTGACAGGGAGTTCTCGTACGACTCAACCTCAAGCACGGACGCACGTGCAGTATCAATACCCACGCCAGAGTCAAGCTGAGACAGCATACGCTCGAAGCGCATACGCTGATCTTCGGGCAAGCCTAGCATAAGCTGCTGCCGAGTATTGATGCGGCCCTGTGCGTCGAGGTTCCGCAGTTCGCTATGGATACCGACGAACATCTCCCGCGCCTGCGGGTGCATCTCTGCCTTAGGATCGTTGAACTGCGCCATGAACGGCGTGAGCAACTTACCGACCTCTGAGTACCCTTGTGGAAACCCATTACGGCCTGCTGAAATCCACGTACGCATGCGGGTAGGCATATCCGCCTTCTGCCGGGTAAGCAGACGCTCGGTAGCATCTACAGCATCCTTTACATCCTTACCAGCATTAAGGATACCACCGATGTCACCACTAAGCAACGACTTCGACAACGTGCCGTCAATCTCAGCCTTCGCCTTCATGCTGGCAAATGATTTGTACAGCGTGGTGGCCTTATCGCCCTTGATGCTACCATTGATAACGCCAGCGTCGATATACGAACGCAGTTCCTCACTAGTACCTGTGTAGGTTCCATCAGCAAGCCCAGCTTCGAGCCGGCCAATTTCCTCATGACGGCGCAGGCTGCGCTTGTCTTCGTTACGATTGGTTGCTTCGCGGAACTGGTTCGCCAGCTTCGTCTGATCAGCGGTACTAAGCTGCATGATAGGTGAAGCAGGTTCGCCCTTACCGTCGATACTGGGCATCTCGTTATGCAGGAAGAACTCGTAAAGGTCAAGGTTATCCGTAGCGAGCGCCTGCTCAAGCACGCTCTTCAATGCACCGCTCTTAACCTCGGCCTGACCTGCAAACTTTGGATTCTTAACGATACTGCCGAAGATGGTGGCAGCAGTACTCTCAACAGCAGACTTATACATATCCTGCTGATCCGGCATAACTGCTGCCAGATTACGGGCTTGGGTAAGCCCAGTGAGTGACGTGCCAGTCTGCGTACCGATGTTCTGCAACTCGGTGTCGATGATGTACTTCGCATGCTCGGCAGTGTGGCGCTTCGCAGCAGCCCGGTCCTGCATGAGCAGCTGACTGAACGACACGCTACGCTGTTCGCGTGACATGGAGTTCAACACCGGTGTAAGCTCTGCCCGCCGCTTGTTCAGGTACTCAGTCATGGCTTCAGGCGGCTGCTCCCGCAGCTTCTCCATATCTACCTGAAGCTGCGCATCCACGTCAGCCAACTGGAGCTTACCCATTGTATCCCGGTATCCGGCGACCTTCCAGTCACGGGTAAGCGGATTACCTTCCAGTTCCTTCTCCGAACTGATCTGACCTGCCTGTGCAGCACCTTCCAAGTATAGGTTATCGTACGCGATGTCG